CTACAAAGGAAAGTTTTTTGCCATAGAGTGCAAAGCAGGTAAAAATAAACCCACTGAGATACAGCAGATTAACTTAGACGATATAGACCGCTGCGGCGGTGCGGCATGGGTGGTTAATGAAGAGAACGTGGAGTATGTGACATCGGTGCTAGAGCGGCTATGAGGAAGCGCAGTAAGAAGTATAAGCCTAAGCCAATATGTACTAACCCGATAGGCTACGTGCTGGAAGGCATGATGCTACTGGAAAAGCACAGCCCACACATTATTAACTTAAAGATAAAAATACACGCTACTTTGTCAAATTTAACGCGTGGGAAAGCTTGTCGTGCGGATATGGATCGTCTAATATCTGCGCTGAATGTGTCGGAAGCGTTGTATCGGTTGGGGTTTGGTGCCGATTACGACGCCGAATTGCGTCAGGGGCTAGATGCCTTGTACGCGGTGTGCTCTCGTGGTGCTGCTACGGATAAGTACATTCTGAAAGCAGATGAGATGAAGGCACTAAATGACGCAATAGATCTTCATGATGCACAGTTAGAAGTAGTAACTGTCAAGGATATGGAGAAAGCAGTAATGCTTGTCGAAGCTGAGATGAAAGCCAAGAAAGCAAAGGTGATAAAGAAATGAGCGACAAACAGGAACAGTGCCTTGAATGCCTTGAGCAGGCGCGCTTGTTGGGTATGGGTGCGGAGCGGGAACTGAAGTTGATGGCTGAGCGAGACGAGTTGCGCAAGGCACTGCAAGAGTTGTTGGTGTTCCTGGGCCACACTGCCGAAGACGGCTACGATCCGTTTAAGGCTGACCCGCTGATAGATCGAGCCCGCGCACTGCTCGTCCGGATCGACACGGAGGCGCTATGAAAGATTATAGGCTACTTGTAAAGGTAAAAAACGCAAACCTACTTCGCGCCATTGAAAAGGCCGGGTTCAAAACCGTGAATGCGTTCTGTGTAGCAAACGGTTTACGCCCATGTGATGTTGGGGATTTGATAAATCTAAAATCTTCACCTCTGTATAAAGGCGGTGATTGGCGACCGATAGCGGAGCGGTTGAGTGTTGTACTTAACACCCCCCTGAGCGTGTTGTTTTCAGAAGAGCAATTTACCCCACTTGAGAAAAACACGGGGCATGTGGATATGTCTTTTGAAGAGATATTACCAATGCTCCCCGATGCAACAAGTTCTCCATTGCAGAAACTCATAGAGGTAGAGGGCCGGGCGGCTATCGACACGGCGCTTTCAAACCTTACCCAGCCACAAGAGAGGGTTATCCGTGGGAGATTTGGGTTGGACGGGGAGGAAAAAACCTTCAACGAGTTAGCCCAAGAATTGGGTGTATCGTACGTTAGGGTGCAGCAGATAGAACGTAAGGCGCTTCGTATGCTAAGGAAGCCGGTTACGGCGAATAAATTACGGGACGTTCGGGGAGGGTAGCATGAGCGAGCACTTGAAATGGGGTGGAGAAACAAACGTGATGTTGGATGTTGATGAAAAGAAGTTTTGGACTGCCGATCAACCTTATCCACAGTGGCCTTTCGGTACCGTGGATCCTAAGGAGCTTGCGAAGTGGGATGCGAAGAACAATCCGGTAGAGGAGGCGTTGCTGTGAGCGCGGATGACATTCAAATCGGCGGGGACCATTACCACGAGCTAGGCGTACAGCCCTGGCACGTCATGGAGTGGGTGCTGACTCGGGAGGAGTTTATAGGCTTCCTAAAAGGAAACATTATTAAGTACAGTATGCGCGCGGGTAAGAAAGACTCGGACGACTTGGGTAAGTGCAGGCACTACATGCAGAAACTAAAAGAGGCGACCGATGGACGATAAATACGAAGGCTGGCTAGGTCTTACCCTCGCCGAGATGGACAGTTGTATCGATGGGAATATGAAAATAACGGACCACTTACTACGGGATGCGATTTACGCAGTTATCGTTGACGTGGAGATGACGCTCAAAGACAAGAATGATAGGGGGGATGGAAATGAAGTTTGCAGATAATCTTATAAAGGAAGCAAAAGCGCAGAGCGATGTGGTCCCTGGAAACATTTACCCTGCAAAAGGGGGGCGGAAAAGTCCTGGTACGGAATGGTGGCTTGTGATTGCGGTTTCAAACACTGGCGCTCACTGTATCGGGTTTACCGCAGAGGGGCGTCCATGCTCTACCACAAGTTATCTTAAAGGGGCTTTACGGGAGCGCCCTATCGTTGGGCGATGCGATCTAAGCGCAGTGCAACTTAACCCAAAGGATTAACAGGTGGATCTAATAACAATTGACATAGAATCTTATTACAACAAAGATTACAGCCTGACAAAGATTACGACTGAGGAGTATATACGTAGTGCGTTGTTTGAAGTTATCGGGCTGGGGGTGAAGGTCAACGATGGGTCGACAGAATGGGCGAGCGGGTCGCATGCCGCACTGCGTAAGTACCTACAGAAGTTTGATTGGGCGAACGCCATGGTGCTTGCACATAACACCCTATTCGACGGGGCCATACTGGGCTGGCACTTTGGGGTAAAGCCTAAGATCTGGGCGGATACGCTCTCCATGGGGCGCGCGTTGCATGGGGTGGAAGTGGGAGGCTCGCTGCGTGCGCTGGCTGAGCGGTACAAGTTGGGGGAGAAGGGCACCGAGGTACTAAAAGCCCTGGGTAAGCGCCGTGCCGATTTCACCGAAGAAGAGCTTTCCCGGTATGGGGACTACTGCGTCAATGACGTAGAACTTACGTATCAGTTGTTTAACCGGATGGTGCGTAACTTTCCTAAACAAGAACTGCGGGTCATTGATCAGACGTTGCGGATGTTCATCGAGCCTGTGCTTGAGTTGGACAAAGATCTTCTGCACCAGCACTTGGCCGAAACGCGCGAGCGCAAGGAAGCCCTGCTTGCATCCTGCGGGGTAGACAAAGCCGAACTGATGAGCAACCAGAAGTTTGCAGAGGTGCTAACGTCGTTAGGTGTGACCCCACCCATGAAGGTTAGCCCGACCACTGGTAAAGATACATATGCGTTTGCCAAGAGCGATGAGGCATTCAAGGCACTTGCAGAGCATCCCGACGACCGGGTGCAGGCACTTGTGGCCGCTAGGCTTGGTACTAAGTCTACCTTAGAAGAGACGCGTACCCAGCGGTTCATTGAGATTGCAGGGCGTGGGGTAATGCCCATACCGATTCGGTATTACGCTGCACATACGGGCAGGTTTGGTGGCGACGACAAGGTAAACATGCAGAACTTGCCTAGCCGGGGTGCAGATGCCAATAAGTTGAAGAAGTCTATCAAGGCCCCCGAAGGGCACAGCATCATAGACTGTGACTCTGCACAGATTGAGGCTCGGGTGTTGGCGTGGCTGGCAGGGCAAGAGGATCTAATCACTGCTTTTGCTGAAGGCAAAGATGTATATAAGAAAATGGCCTCCGCAATCTACGGCAAACCAGAGTATGAAATTGACAAACAAGAACGTTTTGTAGGAAAATGTGTAGTGCTCGGTTGCGGCTATGGTATGGGGGCACAGAAGTTCAAAGATCAACTAAAAGTGTTTGGTACAGACATTGAGCTTGACGAGTCTCGGCGCATCGTTGATATTTATCGTCGCACAAATGACCAGATAAAGCGTATCTGGGTGCAGGCTCAGAACGTCCTGCACGCGCTGGTGATGGGGGGGACTGCTCCGCTGGGTCGTCCTGGGGTGCTGGAGATAGTGCCTAGTGAGTGCGCTATTCGCTTCCCGAGTGGGTTGCTGATGCGTTACACCGATCTGAGTTTCACCGAATCGGACAAGGGTATACAGTTTCAGTACATGACCCGCAAGGGTCCGTCTAGGATCTACGGCGGCAAAGTTATAGAGAACGTCTGCCAAGGGCTGGCGCGGTGCATTATCGCTGAACAGATGTTGAAGATTGGGCAACGGTATAAAGTTGTCCTGACGGTGCATGACGCGGTTGCATGTGTGGTACGTGACGCCGAAGTTGAAGAAGCTAAGTTGTACGTCGAAGAGTGCATGCGCTGGACACCCGCGTGGGCTACGGGGCTGCCTCTAAACTGCGAATCAGGTGTAGGTAAATCATACGGGGACTGCTAATGGATACGCTGGAGGAACGCCGCATGGCTGCAATTGAATATCTTCGCTCGCGGGGCAAGTACATATTAGATGGCAAGTTTACGCCAACATCCGCCGCCGCAACCAACATCGGCGAGACGGTAAAGCGGTACCAGAAAGACCTA